ATTCAGGGATACGTTGACGCCACTTATCGTACGCCGACCGTGTGACACCGGCTATCATGCACGCCTTGGAGATGGTGCCATGCTCCGCGAGTCCTTCAAGGAAGAGTTCGCGGGTCTTCTGGCCCCTGACTTTGCTGACGTTGCCGCCATGCTGTTCTGCCGCAGTATCAGTCACGGGCCGTGGTGGTCTAAGAGTGGTCGAAGATCGACTTCGTTACCACTAACTCAATCGTTTCTGAGGCAATAATCTCTTCGGTGCTAGTAATCTTGATTGTGTGGGTACCGACCTGATCTAAGGAAATGTCAACATAGTAGATGCCGCTGTCAGCAGCGCCGCTACCTTTGGTTATCGTCGGGGTAGGAGCATAATTGGTACCGTCAGGTTGACGATGCGTACAAGCCGTAGCAGCGTCAACGATAGCAACCCCTGTTCCCGCCGTCTTGAATGTAGCGGTAACCCGCACCTGATCGCCTACGTCGTATGTAGCCATTAGACCCCCACCAATAGTGCCAAACTATCCTGCTGCTCTTCCGCATTACTACTACCAATAATATTATTCACAGTAAGAGTCAATTCTGGCTGCGGCACCTTACGGACAACAGCAGCCAAAACAACAGTAGCAGTAGCAGTAATCGCTGCTTCACCCGCATCGATTATCGCCTCTTCGATAAGAGTAGCAGCCACCGTTGCCGTGCTGGTAATCGGCGCTTCGCCAGCCAGAATCAGTCGTACTCTGACAATCGCCGCAGCAACCGTAGCAGTAGCAGTAACAGGCGCTTCGCCTGCATCAATGATTGCTTCTTCAATGATCGTTGCAGCAACAGTTGCCGTACTCGTAATAGCCGCTTCACCAGCATCAATTATTGCTACTTCAACAAGTGTTGCCGTAACAGTCGCCGTGCTGGTGATTGCCGCTTCACCCGCATCGATTATCGCTACTTCTACTAGTGTCGCGGCGACTGTTGCCGTACTGGTAATCGCCGCCGCAATAGCGTGAGTTTCGACGCCCTGATAGGAATAGTTTGACTCCCGATAGTCAATACTGGACTGGCGGTAGTCAATAGCCATTAGTCAGTGGCAGCGTCAATCGCGGCTTGTGTCGGAGGATCGTTCGGCCACACCACCTCAGACACACGACTGTACGTCTGCGGCAGATCCCTGAGAACCTGCCTGTAAGTCGCCCACTCCTCAGCAGTATGACCTGCCAGAGCGGCGTCACCGATCTGTGTCCAGTCGGAGCCACGCAACTGGCCGTCACGCTGACCCCGGACACGGCTCAAGTCCAGATCAGCGGCCTCTATGGAAGCCTCCCTCTGTGCTATCTCCGCTTCCGAAAGATCCATATAGACCCCGTTAACTACCTTCTGCAATGCCATTTCCAAACTCCTTAGTCGCTGATGCCGTAAAGGGTGAACGTCGAATACTCCACAAACAGACCAGTTCCCGTGTGTAACGACACTTCGGTAATGGCAGCAGTAGAAGATCCGCCGTCACCCTTGAACAAAATGGCGTCCAGTTCGACGCCCCATTCGTTCGTGACCACTGAGGTGTCAACGTGGACCAGTTGCGAAATCGCCTGCTTGAAGTTCGCCGTGTTGGTGTAGTGAGGTACCCAAATCTTTACATTTGAGAACGAGTCCGCAAGGTTATTGGCGCCGTTCATGTCGCCAATGTACGTCGGGGCCTGAGCCGTGTTGCGACCCGACGTTGGAGTTGCGCTGCCTGCACGCAGGGAAGTGTGCCCGTAATCGCCTGCGGTATCGGCATCGTTAAAGCCTATTTTTAGGCTGTCGTAGACAGCGGCCCTGTTTGATCGAACGCTTGCCAAAATCAGCAAGTGGTCGTAGGCCTGCGAAATACTATCCTCGACCCATGAGGCAGCAGTTCCCGTCAGTTCTTGGTGGTCGATAACATTGTAGACAGCCATCAGGAACTATTCAATCCGTAGAGGGTCACACATCCGCCACGCAAAAAGTTTGAGGTGGCATAACTCACCAACAGCATTTCATCTACCGCATCCTTGTCCGCTCCGTTATGGAAAACGCCGCTTGTAAACGCCACCATCGGAACCGTCCCGCCATAACCGTTTATGGCACTAAAGGTGGTCAACTTGTTGGGATTGGCGTAGTCCATAATGTCGATCACGAACACCCCGTAGAAAGGGATGTCTGGCTCGGCCCCGAAGAAGCCGAACTCGTTGGAAGCCGCATGTGCCGACCCAAGTTCGGTGGTGCCTGAGCCTCGCATCCAACCCTTAGTGTACGAAGGGGTGTTGTTGTCGTTGTTGACATACACCGCCAAAGCGAAGTTGCCCGCAGAGTTGATGGCGTTGCCATCCTGAAAAGTGGCACGGATCTGGAGATGCTCGTAGGTTTGCGGGAGTGAAGTCCATTGGATGTAAGGAGTATCGGCCTCCAAATAGTCCGTTTCGATTGCTTCGATCACAGCCATCAGGCTACCATCCTTGGCAAGATTCCATAAAGCGAAAATTTGCAGCCAGCAACAAAGTTACCGAGATTGCGTGAAGTCAAGTCGATCTCCGTGATAGCCGCCTGAGACAACCACGTTCCTGAGTACAAGGTCGCATAACTATTCGTATCCGTGTGGTCCCCAGACCCACCTTGGGCCAGAAACGACTTGTACTTCCCGCTGTTGATGTCGAACAGGTCGCAGACATTTACCCCGAACACGTTGGCTGTCGCTGAACTACCCGGCATTTCGCCTAGATCGGCGTAATCATTAGTAAATACGTTCGCATAGACGCTACTACCATCACCTCGGAACACTTGTTTGGGGTAGATGTTGGCCGTGTCGTCGTTGTTCAACCTCAATGTGAGGTTGCCGTTGACGCTCGCTGTCGTGCCACGGACATAACTTACGATCACCAGATCCATGTACTGACTGAAATCGCCCGTTTGCCCGTCAGCGGTTGAGATCCAAGTAACGGTCGCAGCGGGCAATGACAGGGTTTCGTGGGCGATACCAACCCATGCCTCACCGTCAGTGAGAACACCGTCAACGATGTATGCGGGGTCGGCCATCAGGTCAGTCCCGTGTCGTATCGGAGGATGACAATGCCCGTACCGCCAGAACCGCCATCGCTGCCGTGACCAGCACCGCCACCGCCGCTACCAGTATTCGGAACGGCCCCATGCCCCTTTTCGGCTCCCGTTTCGTCCTTAGAATAGGCTTGACCGCCGCCGCCAGAACCGCCCGATGCGGGGGTTGCCCCCGTGGTGTCTAGGGAAGCGGCACCTCCACCGCCACCAGCGTAGGTCCGGGTTGATTGCGTGATCCCATAACCAGTTGTTCCTGCTCCACCGTTCCCACCCGCTGAGGTGGTCGCGTCGGCACCGACGGCACTTGACCCTCCACCGCCTCCTGCGAAGAAATCGCTTCCCGTGCCGTTGGCGTCGCCCCCGTCATTACCGTAACTTCCCGAAGTGCCACCTGTGTACGAGTAGTCGCTGGCTTCTCCACCAGCGCCACCGCCGGACCCGTCCGTGGAGTTGATCCCGTTGGCATTCCCACGACCACCACGGCCACCGCCCGTGATCGTCACTCCAAGCGCACTAGACGAAACACCATCGCTCACAGATGTGTAACCGGGGCTGTGGTTCCCGCCTGTCCCCACGGTGATCGTGTGGATGGCTGTTCCGCTGTCGCCTGATGTGGTACTAGCCGCAAAGGCTGTTCCTGTTCGCAACGCACCAGCACCGCCGCCACCACTGAGTTTGCCTGAACTGGCGTCACCGCCTGCTGCACCGCCCGCAACGATCAGCCAGTCCACCTCAGCCTCACCAGCAGACACCACAAACTTGCCTGAACCACGGAACGTATGAACACGGAAGGTTTTTCCAGCGGACCCTGATCCGTCAGAGGAATGGACGTACTGGGTGATGATCCCACCAAACGCCGTCATGCCAGCAGCGCCACCAGATGAGGCGACCGCTCCGAGTACGCCTATCCCAACCACGGCGTTATGCCAATGCGCCGAATATCAGCCACTCGTTGGCATCTGTCTTCACCGTAACCGCCACGGCGTACTGGCCGTCGATAGATGGTCCGGTCCCCTCCTTGCTGATGATCGTCGCCCCGGTACCCTCAGCGAACGTCACAGCGTTAGAAGCATGGTATCGCACCCACATGATCTGCGTACCTTCAGCGAACGTCGTAGCCGAATCCTGCGGCAAAGTAATCGTAGTGGCACCCGACGAACCAGAGAAGGTAAACATCTTCCCAGCATCCGCAGCGTTGAATGAGTGAGTGTTGTCCTCATCAACTACTACCAGCGGGGCAACAATACCGGTACTGGCCGTAAAGGTGCCGCTGACCGTAGGACTGGTCGTCCACGCAGTAGTAGACGTACCCGTACCAACCAACACCGCATTCGCAGCAGCATTGGAATCAGTCAGGCCAAGTTTCGTTTCCAACGCAACAGTCGCACCATGCACATTGACGTGCATGACATCATGCTCTTTGCCGCTGGCATCAAGATCGTCAGTAGACGAAATATCCGTCCGGAGTTGAGAACCTACGGTGTCAAGCGCACCGGGATATGCAGTAGCCATCAGGCAAGCGTAACCGTGACAGCACCAATAGCGACAGTAACAGTGTCACCAGCCAGCACAGGCTTCGCCTCAGTAACAGCCGTATGGTACATCAGATTCCCAGCAGAGATATGATTCCAAATACCGACATGCGTCACCGTTTCCCCAGCAGGCATCGACGTAAAGTTCTGGGCATTGGTAGACGCCACCGAACCACTCGTCCCCGACGCAGTAGCAAAGTCGATAGTCTGGCGAGCCACATCAACCTCCGTACCCGAACCCGCATCCAGAGGGTCACCAGTATGCAACGCAAGATACATCTGCGTCACAAACGAACCAATGTCGCTAGTACCAAGCGTATGGTTCAAAACCAGATTCTCACAATAGTCAGACATCTCCGCCATGAAAAAAAACCTCCCGAAAGGCGCATCAACCGTCGCCCAGTATGCTATAACTATAACACCCGCCCCGTCCAGACCACAGGGCCAACATAAACCGAGGTCTGCGCTCCCTCACCCGGATACGTTCGCCCGTCAGAAGGGCTACTGCCCCCTGCACAAAGCCAAGAGGCGCAGGGGCAGACCAAA